CCAGTAGCTATTAAGAAATGGCTTAATGACCCTGAGAATAAATATTTTAGAACTAGAGAGGGAACTGTTTAATGGCTTTAGTAAATTATTCAGATTTAAAAACAAATATAGCAGCTTGGCTTAACAGAACTGATTTAACTACAGTTATACCAGATTTTATTACTTTAGCTGAATCTAGTTTTAATGAAGAAATACGAAATAGAAAAATGATTAAAAGAGCAACAGCAACTATTGATTCTCAGTATAGTGCTGTACCAGCCGACTGGTTGCAAACAGTAGATTTTGTTGTTGAAGCAAATCCAGTAGTAACTTTAGAATTTACCACAAATGAACATCTTGATAAATTGAGAGAAACTTATACCACAAGTGGTACACCAAAATTTTATACAATAGTAGGTCAAGAACTAGAAGTTTTACCTGTTCCTGATTCAACAACGCTGACAGGAGAAATAACCTACTATAGCAAAATCCCTAACTTAACTGATGCAAACCCAACTAATTGGTTAATGAATAGTAGCCCTGGTATATATTTATACGGAACTCTACTACAATCAGCACCATATTTAGTAGATGATTCAAGGATAGCATTATGGTCTAGTTTGTATCAGAAATTAGTTAAGGACCTAGAAATCGCAGACCAAAAGGCAAGAGTAGGCGATTCAACTTTAACAATAAAAGCACCCGCATTACAATAAGGAGATTAAAATGAGTTTTAGCGATTATTTAGAAAACAAAATTCTTGCCCACACTTTTTCAGGAACAACTTTTACTCCTGCTTCTACACTTTATTTGGCTTTATATACTGTAGCGCCAAGTGATGACGGAACAGGTGGTACTGAGGTTTCAACTTCTGGAACAGGGTATGCAAGACAAACAGTTACTTTTACCACAACAGGAAGTCAATCTAGTAATACTGCCGCTGTAGAATATTCAACAGCAACAGCAAGTTACGGAACAGTCGTAGCAGTTGGTGTATTAGATGCTTCAACAAGTGGTAACTTATATGCAGTAGGAACTTTAGCTACACAAAAACCAATATCAACTGGTGATGTGTTTAGAGTACCAGCTGGTGATTTAGATATTGATTTAACATAAGGAATCAAATGTCTGGAACTAGAGATTATGGACAAGGTGGATATTCTTCCAATGTGTATGGGCAATGGGGTTACTCAGACGCTTCATGCACAATAACAGCTTCATCTAGCTTTACAAATAGAGCTTTTAGAGCTTATGGGAGAGGTGGCTATGGTTCTAATCTTTACGGAGTTTGGGGATATACCGATAGTGGTCAAATATCTTCAACTTCATCATCAAGTCTAAGTTTATCTGCGGCTCACCCTGTAGATACTTATTCTTCTGGTGAATATGGTTATGGTAATTATTCTGCTGGAACAATTAGAGATGTAAGTGCTACAGTTAATGCTGTCGCTACTGTCTCTGCTGTAGGAGGATATGTAGCATCACCACAAATAACAGTTAATGCTGTAGCAACTGTTTCGTTATTAGGACAAGTAGTAAGCGGTGGTATAATACCAGCACAAGCTACTTCATCATTGAGTGTAAGCGCAAATGTTACATTTAGTGGTAATCCATATCCTATTAACGGAGTTTCTACAGTTACGGCTGTATGCAATAGAATAGTGTTTATAGATGTTTCAAATATATCAGCCCAATCATCTACAAACTTTAGTGCAAGATTAAAATGGGTTGATGAACCAAACGCTTCTACAACATGGACCGAAGTCTATAAGGTAGCGGCATAACTTTTAAGGAGTAAATGCAAATGGCAGATACAACAACAACAAATCTGAATTTGACTAAACCAGAAGTCGGTGCTTCGACGGACACATGGGGAACTAAAATCAATAATGATTTAGATTCTCTTGATGCTCTTTTTGCCGCCGCTGGTTCAGGAACTTCAGTCGGACTGCAAGTCGGTTCAGGAAAAACTTTAAGTGTAGGTGGAACTCTAGTAGGTAGCGGAACTGTTACACTTGATTCTGCGGCTATATCAGCCGCTAGTGCAACCATTTCTGATTTAGGAACTGTAACAACAGTTGATTTAAATGGTGGTACGATTGACGGAGTAACTATTGGTGCAACCGCAGCTGGAGCTATTACAGCCACAGATTTAACAAGCACAGGAACAATTAACTTTACTGGTGCTACTATATCAAATGCTGGAACAATAACTACTGCTGATATAAATGGTGGTACAGTTGACGGAGTAACAATAGGTGGTTCTGTAGCTGGTGCAGTTACAGGAACAACTATGAAAGCAACTTCACTTAGAGAAACAAGTAACAATGTTACACAATCAACAGGAACATTAACTTTAGATTGTGCTACAGGAAATGCTTTTTCTTTTACACCTACGCAAAACATCACAACACTAACAATTACAAATGTACCAGCTTCTGGAGATGCTTACAGCATGGTTCTTAAAATAGGTGGTTCATCATATACGATTGCATGGGGTGCAGCTGTTAAGTGGGCTGGTGGTCAAGCACCAGTTTTATCAACCTCTAACCATGATGTGATTGTTTTAATGACAGTTGATGGCGGAACTAATTGGTATGGATTTATTTCTGCTCAAGATATGTCATAATTAGGAGATAAAAAATGAGTTTAGGCAACAATATGATTTTGGCGTCAGGTGCAGTTATTGAGCCTGAAAATGCAAGTATTCCAGTTCTTACGCCAAGAGATGAAACTTTTACAATAACAGTAGTTAATTCTGGTGGTAATAAGTTTTATGCAAATGGACAAAATAGTTTGTATGTAGAACTATATCAAGGATTTACCTACAAATTTGACCAATCAGACGCAAGTAATTCAGGACACCCTTTAGTGTTTAGTACAACAGAAGATGGCTCAAATTATACTGATGGCGTATCAAGTTCTGGAACACCAGGTCAAGCTGGTGCTTATACTCAAATTGTCGTGGCAAACAATGCTCCTTCAACTTTGTGGATAAAATGTAACAATCATACTGGTATGGGATTCTCAACTCCAGTCAATGCTTACAACAATATTCTATACACTACAAACGGACTTTGGAATACCTCTGGTGATTTCACTTATCAATGGCAAAGAGGTGGAGGTTCTTCTTGGTCTAATATAGGTGGTGCAACAAGCAATTCTTATACTTTAACAAGTAGTGATAATGGAGAGTTTGTAAGATGTGCTGTAACATTAACTAATGATGCTGGAACAGCTACGGCTTTTACCAACACTTCAAATGTAAAACCTGGTCAAGCAACTTACACACAAACAAGCGGTACTTACAGTTGGACTTGCCCAGGCGGAGTTACCTCTGTATCTATAATGGCTATAGGTAAAGGTGGAAATGGTTACTCTGCTTGTAACAATGTTACTGCTGGAACAGGTGGTAGAGGTGGTGCTTTATCTTACACCAATAACTACTCAGTAACACCTGGAACAACTTACTATATTCATATTCAAGCCTATCAAGGCGCTCCTCACTACGCAAATATAAGTGGCTTTAGTACAAGTTCTACCAACAATAATACAAATGCTTTTGTTGTTGCCGCTCAACCAGGGGAAAATGGAACTGGTGGTGGTGATGCTTCTAAAGGATTTGGAAATACCAAATATAGTGGTGGTACTTGTTACGGAAACCAAGGCGGTGGAGGTGGAGCTTCTGGTTATTCTGGTAATGGTGGCTCTCAACCAAGTGGAACTAATGTATCTGGCGGAGCTGGTAGTGGAGGTGGCGGTGGAGCTGCCGCTTGTGTACCACCTTATCAAAATGGCGGAGCTGGTTCTGGACCTGGTGGTGGAGGAGTTGGTTATAATGGAGAAGGCACAAGTGGAGCTGGTGGTCTTTATGACTCAAGTTCTACCTCAGATAGATATGGTGGTGGAGGAGGTGGTTCAGGCGCTTCTGACGCACAAAACATTGCTTATCAATACACTGGTTCTGCAACACCTGGCACAGCAAATGGCGGCGGCGGCGGCGGTGGCGGTGCTTGGTATGGATGGGGTCCATGTTCAGGAGCTTCTTCTGGCGCACATGGCGCAATAAGAATTTTATATCCAGGCAACACTAGGTCATATCCAAACACAAATACAGGAGATATGTAATGAGTGAAGTATATAATATAGATACTGTCTATTATATCAGAATTGAAAATGATGAACCTGTTGGTTTTCCACAAGACAAAGATAATATTATTAATGCTTTAAAGGAGGACCCTGATGACCCTAATAACAACTGGGAATTAATAGATTGTTCAGCAGATTTTAACAACGAGTTTGAGTGGACACTTTTACCTTACGAACAACTTGCTCCTGATACCTATGAAAAAATAGATGGAGTTTGGACTGTTGTTGAAAACAAAGAAGATATGACAGGCGAAACTTTAATTGCAAAGCAAGATTTTATGAGAAACGAATTAGAATCAGCTAGAGATTTTCAATTAAATTTAGCAAAAGAAGATAAAGATAAAGAAACAGACCCAGAAAAGATTGCTTTATGGGAAGGTTTTATTGATGATTTAGAGGATTGGGTTTTTGACCCTAATGACCCTAACCCTACTTTACCTCCTTTACCTGAACCTCTATATCCACCAGAAGAAGTTGTACTTAATTAAAAGGAGTTTTTATGACTATATTATTATTAATATTAACAAGCATTGTTACAATATCATCTTTGATATGTAGCTTTGTTCCTACAAATCTTTTACCTGAAAAGGTAAAAAAAGCAGTAAAAATTTTAGCTTTGAATTTTAACAATGTTCATTATGACTGCAATCACAAAAAGAAAAAAAAGAGCAGTTAAATGAGTGGTCTTTCAGAACTTGAACAAGGCAAATTAATAGAAGCAGTAGAAAGTCTTGAAAAACAAGTTAGTAGATTAAATACAAGAATAGACTCTTTAGAAGGTCAGTTTAAATCAGGCAAAGGAGTTGTTATAGGAATATTTTTAACAGCAAGTGGTATATCTGCGGCTGTTGTTGGTTTATTTGGAAAGATGTTTGGGCAATAATAATAAGCAGTTAGGCAGAGTTGGTGAATTAATGGTTTGTTTTGAATTAGAGAAACTTGGCTACAACACTTCGTTAGTTGATGCTCAAGGTTACGACATTATAGTTAATGTTAAAGATAGACCTTTAAGAATACAGGTCAAATGCTCTGGAACTACTGACAAACATTCTGC